CAGAGTTTCCTGTGATTTTACCACTGTCATCATAAACTACAACATGTAGTTCATCAAATCTAGCGTTTCTTTCTTCAGCATATGCAGAAGTTCCAGGTTTGTCAGCAATTGAATTCCACTTAATTTTTAAACCACTATTAAGTGTAATTTGTTGTTGATCGAACCAATCTGCAGAACTACTATATGTGGTTAGACCACTATAAGTTCCTGCTGCAAGTCCTCTCCAACTACCATATCTTCTTATTTCACCAGTATGAATACCAAGGTTACCTGTTTCAGAGAACTGATAAGTACCTGCTTGCTGATAATCAACAGCAGTTTCAGTACCTGCACCAGATACATGAGAGATCATCTTAACAGTAATTGAAGCAGTTCCTACTTCAACAATCTGTCCTTTAAAGTATCCATCAAGAACACTAGTAGCACCAGCACCAGCAACAACTGTGTTTGCAGGAACTGTTTGTGTTACAGCATAACCAACCTTAAGATCTATAGGATCAATTGGAATAGTTGTAGAACCATAACCTAATACATTAGTAGTAACGATACCAGTCAATACCTGATCACCGAAACCATCTATTGTTGCAACCTTAATTCCATTTGACCATGAACCTGGGTTCTTGGCAGCATATACAACACCAGCAATAGTATTCTCAGAATACCCACTGTTAGTGTAATCATCAGGACTTTTTATTTTTACGCTATTTGCAGCACCAACAAAACCATTTTTAAGTTCTTCGTCATCTGCACGAACCACCCTCATAACCCCACCATAGGCAAGGAAGGATGAAGCAGTTAACCAGTACTCGTAGTGATTATCCTTAGGATACGGTTGTCCATAGGTGTCCAGAAGATCCGCTTCTGTCTCTATGAGCTGAGGACTCTCTACTGGTCCTTTTGCAAACGGTGCTGCTAGTCCACCAGTTTTTGTCGATGTAGCATCGACTCTACCGTTGGTCAGGTCAACTTCCCTTACAACTATACCAGGAGATGCGAGATTTAGTGGCATCTTATTTTAACCCCTATAGATCATTTTTATTATATGATTATTTATTATTTACAGTGCTTTGAATGGGGAAACAGTGCGTGAACATTACCAATCAGGATAGATATAATCATGTCCAACAGGTTCTTCATAAAAATCTCCGTCCTTAATACCATCCTCATATTTCTTTCTTTTCCTACTAGATATTACTCTCTTAACTGTGCATTCTTTACACTCATAAGAATATGATGATGGTAGGTGTGTACTTTTCTTATGTGTTATATAAAATCCTTCTATTAAATTCTTGACACTACCACAGACTCTACATCTTCTTTCACTCAGTAATAACTCGCCATGATCAAATTGTGATTCTAAGTCCATTATAGTACTTGTATAACACCTTTTACATCTGGTATCTCCATCATCAATTTCTTTTCAATACCTTGTTTCAAAGTCATAACACTCATAGCACATGTCTCACATGCACCACCAAGTCTTACTTTAACATAACCATCTTCAGTTTCAACATACTGTAAAGACCCACCATCTGCTTCGATGTATGGTAACAGTTCTTCTAAGACTGTTATTATGTTTTGGTCGTTGAGTTCCATTGTTTTAAGATCCAACTGCTAGAATTTTGCTTGTGTGTTCCACCAACCCCAAATGCAAACTGTACTCTAGGGTCTTTATCAAACTCGTCAATCTCAGGTATATTATCCTGTGTCCTATCTCCACCATTAGCAAATAAGACATCATCAAATAGTACCAGAGTCTTTTTAATAAGATCAATAGAACTATTATTATCATCATTAAATGCTACAGCACTATCAACCATTCTCAATTCTCGAATGACTGCCATCCTTTCTTCTATGGGCATAAATGGTTTACCCTTCTTTCTAGTTAGCCATTCATCAGAGTTCAATCCTACTATAAGGATATCTCCCAATTTCTTTGCTTCTTTAAAGTGTTCAATGTGTCCACTGTGGATAGGATCAAATCCACCACTAACAATAACAACTCTCATACCTTTGTCCATCCTTTATATCCATTTGGTTGTCTAGTTCCTCTAACTAATTCCCAAAGATTAGCTCCATTTAAACCATGTCTTTTAGCAAATGGGTAGATTCCTTTATCTTTCCAAATTTTTCCATTCGGATCTCTTACTTCAAAATCTATTGACTTTGTTCTTGCTCCCTTTAATTGATTGGCAATTCTTTCTTCTTTTGTAAGATTGGCAAGTGCATTTCTCCCATCAGCATATCTTTCCTTAGAAATTTTAGAAATAACTTGAGGATCTATATTCCCTCCTATGTTTTTATTAATACATTTTTCTTTTCCATACTTCTTCCAAGCTTCACCAATAAAAACTTTTTCTTTATCAGTTAACTCTTTATAAGAAATATCCGTGCTTTCAAAAAGAATATGTTTTTCTTTCTTTAAATCCCACAAATGTTTATTTAATTTTCCAGGAGATCCCCAGTAGTCTGTATCTTCTGCTGCTGGAACTCTTGATTTACGACAACCAATGTAAAATTGACCAGTCTCAAATTGTATTATATAAAGATAATAAAAAGATTGCATTACTTGTACTCCCACATATATGACCGATCCCCATATTCATCAACCTTTGCCCATTTGTCACCTTCATCATCTACAAATTCATCTTCATCATCTATACCGTCCAATATAAAACCAAACGGAGCCATATCCTGTTCTATCTGATTCTTCTGTTCCTCATAGATACGCTTTCGCACATCCGTATCAGTCATTTCCTTGAAGTAGTCTTGTGCTACTAACCACGCAAATATAACAAGACACATTGCAAGGTCATCATGGCAACCATCTTCTGCCTCCCATGATTGTTTTTTCTGTACAAAGGTTGTTAGTTCTGCGATAATATCATAGTCATGTGTTTCTATCTTATCATCTTCCATTAAAGTTTTCAAATTAGAACAACCTAATTTTTTAACTGTTTGTGTCATTCTGACACCCATTTGTGTTTTAGTACCAGAGAATCCTGATCCTACTTGCTGACCATTCCTCCCTCTAGCAGCACACATAAGAAGGTTTTCATATTCTAAATCATAATTCATAATAGTTGCTACCTGTTCTCCTATGTCATTAATCTCAATTAAAACATATGCTTGGTTGTAAGCATTGGCAACATCCATTATAATGTTAGGAAACAGCATAGGTTTAACTTCATTATTCCTATACCTCGCTACCGTCTTATGTGGAAATGAGGTAATGTCAAATACAATGAAACACGAGTAATCATGATCAATCCCCCTCGCAGTATCAACCGTAATAATATAATCGTTCCCTTTTACGGGGTTCTCGTATATTACCAAACCCTTTCCATTGTTTTGTATTGGATCCTCAAAGACAAGGTTTCTTAATTTAGTTACACTAATAAGAGTGTCAACAGATCCTAAGAACTCACATTCAAACTCAACCTTAAACTGTTGTTCAGATGTGTTCTTAATAGTCTGTTCCTTCCACTTAGCATCCCTACCAGGTACTTCTGACCAGTGGACTTCAGTAGCAGTGTATTCATTCTTACCTCTTTGTGCATCATGCCAGTACCTATAGAAATGATTCATACCACAGGGGGTAGATACCATTATGACTTTCGTTGACTTACCAGAAGTAATAGTAGGGTAAACAGAACTAAAGAACGCTTCTGCGATATGATTTGGGACAAAGGCGAACTCATCGAGGAAAATGATATTGAATGACATGCCTCGGACAGCACTTGCAGATGTAGAAGCTGCCAATATCTTTGATCCATTCTCTAACTCCATTGATCCTTTGTTCCAGGATAAGATACCCTGTTGCATCCACTTAGGCAAGTTCTCATAAGCAGTCTGTAGTCTACCAAGTAGTTCTCTGGCAGTTGCTGCTTTGTTTGCTAGGATACCTACATTAACACTATCATTAAAAACAATATAATGCAAGAGGTATGAAACAGCAGTTGTGGATTTACCAGTCTGCCGAGGCATCTTACATATATTGAATCTAGAATTATGAAAGTTATTAATTAATTTTTCTTGGAAATCATACATCTTAAATGGTACAAGACCTTCATCCAAAGATACAATTTTAATGTAATTCTTTGCAAAATATATTGGGTCTTGTTTACATTTAATAAACTCCTGAATCTGTTCAGCATTAAACTCAACAGATGTATTTGCTTTTTTTAGATTGGGATTACCAAGATATATGTCTTGTTGTGACATTACTTCTTACACTTATACTTAGCAAATGCAGCTGCAAGTATTACAACTATTGCTGCTATACCTACACCAGTTCCCCAACCAATACCTTGTGGTTCTGGTTCAATGAATGGTGCTAGTTCAGGTACTTCCTGAATCATTTTCTGTGCTTCCTTTGGTATTGGAAGTTCTTTAAGTAATTTTGTTGGCATGGTTTAACCCTCCTGTAATGTGCCGTGTGCTCTGCGGATCTCTCGGAGATCCTCAAAGTTCTTTTGCTTAGTACCTCCATCATATGCCCAAGCATATCCTTCGGTGATCATCTGCTCATTCAGCGAAATATCAGAGTCGCCAACATAGAGCCAACCAAGAAGCCTACCATACTTCCCAACCCCACCCTTAAGTTCAGTTCTAATAATGAGTTCTTCATCTCCTTTAATCGTCTCCTCTAACTTCCCCTTCAACCAATTGGTCGCATCTAATCCAAGTGCCTTCTCCTCCAAGTCCCTCGTTCTCTTCTCTGGTGTGTCCACTCCAGCAATCCTCACCCTCTCCGTCTTCGCTAGGTCGAATCCTAGGTCTATTATTACATCTATCGTATCTCCGTCTAAGACCTTCTTGATCTTCGTCACACGGAAGTTGTAGCAGCTCTTCCTGCTCGGTGGAACCATTGCACCCATCGTTGAAATCCTCAAGTGAGCTATTTATCACATCTTCGATAGGAGGTCTATTCTGTTTGGATTCATGCTCTCTTATCTGCTGAATCCATTCACCAGAAAGACTTGCTAGTAAGAGTTCTATCATTTTGGAACTATATGTAAACCCACTGTAACACAATACCTACCTTCCCCAGAAACTTTAGATACAGAATGATCTGCCCAATTGGGAAATATTATCATTGAGTTGTTCTTATATTTAATAGTTTCGTTAGTGTCATCAAAGGTAAAATCACCACCACTAAACTCTTTTTCATTAAACCAAAATAGTGCTGTATCATTAGTGGCATCTCTATGCCGTAAATAATAATCACCATCTTCATAATATGATACCAATACCCACATATTATTACTACACATCGCACCACGATTTGTAATATGTTTCTCAGAATATTCTAAAAGACTATGACTTACTTTATCTCCACATAATTTAAAAATTGAAGATTCCTCAATTCTTCTACCATATATGTTACCGAGGTTTACTCCTCTATTACTTTTTATAATTACTCCATCACGAGATGCACCATCAGTTTGATTTGGTGGTAGCATCTTATCCATCAACCATTTTAGCTCATGAAAAATGGAATGTAATTCCTGATCGGAAAATACATCCCTTTCTAAAAGATATGGAACACTATCCATTACAAATAAGCTTTAGATATATTAGTTGCAAATCCTATGACCGTAGTACCTGCTGCCAATACTGCTGCAGCACCTATCACCCATTTCTCTACAACTTTTAATCTTTCTCTTAACTCGTCTTGTTTCTCTTCTAATCTCTCAATTTTCAATTGCATCACAGTAATTCTTGTCTCCTGTGAAGCATCAAGTCCTAAGTCAGTCATTTGGCCACCAAGTATCATACATGAATATGTAGTATATGCTAACACCTACTCCCGATAAAAGCAAGCCTAGCATAATATTAATTGACCAAACTACTTCAGACATATGCTTGTGCAGCAAGCCAAGTTGCTAACCCTAAAGAAGTACCCATCACTGTGAGTCTACTCATCCACCACATAATCTCATGCTTATGTTTTGTAATAGTAGTCATTTTTCTAAAGTTGCAAAGTCAATAAAATGAGGATGCTCCCGTAAAAACGGAACATCCTCTTTTGCGTCTTGTATTGCCTCATAAGAATCTGCAGCATACTCGCAGATTTCTAAATGACGAAGTTGTGAGTCGTGATAACCGACTGTATAATGCTTAGTCAGGGGCATGATAGTTTCAATCCCATACTGTCATTATTTATTATAGCATGGTAGTAATTAATACCTAATTGTGTGTTGACTCACTGACTGTGTTAGAGTATCAACGCACCAATTATGAATCCTTTAGCAAATGAGATACAGACTACTTGATAATCAGTCCATCCAAACTTATCTTGACATTTTTTGATAAGTTTTTTGTCCCATTCAACTACTTTATTGAATGCTTTTTTTACTTTATCCATTGGTTTTAGAAAGGATTGTTAGGTGCTGGTAACCCAAGACCTGCTGAAGGTGCTGAAGCTTGTGGTTGTGTTGGTGCAAGATCATTAGATCCTAGAGGAAGCGATTCGAGAGCTCCTCCACCAAGTCCAGAAGGTAATCCGATAGACCCAGTAACTGCTTCCATAACTTGAGATTTAACTCCATCAATGATGGATGTGCGATTGACATATATGTATAACCCACTACCGACAACGGCAACAGATACAGCAGCAGACGCAACAGCAAGTACATTAATTAGTTTTTGCATGATTTTAAAGATATGCGATCTATTTATGTAAAATAGTTAAAATTTATTACAATTCTCCTAGAAGCATTGGTACAAGTAGTTCCACAATGTTTAGTTTGTGAAGGAAATGTAACTAGACGATTTGCAACACTATTAACTATAGCACCATTTTCAAATTTTGTATACCCATCACATGTATTAATGTAGAATATAGAAGTTTCACATACAACAGGACCATCTACATGGAATGGATGTTCTATAATATTATCAGTCTTTACTTGACAATTTGCTTTTATTCTTTCAATCTCTGCAACTCCCATTAAACTAAGAAGAGGAATCAATATGTGAAATGATTCCCCTTGAAAAGAGTTAGTTAATTGATATCTATCATAATCTGATAAAACCCCAGACCAATACCAAGGGAACTTATCACTCATGATAACCTCCCTTAATTTATTAAATTCTTCACTATCAAGATAATTATCTTGAACCTTCATTACATTTTGAATGTTTCTTTAGTGTCTGATACACCAACTATTTTTAGAGGTGCTTGTTCGATACGAATTGTTTGAGTAGGACCAGCTTTAGCAAGGATTGCTTCGATGTCTGCTGCTGATGCAGGAGGAGGTCCACCGTTAGGTCCACCACCATTTCCATTCATCTTCATAGTACCGTCACCTTTCTTAGATGCAGTCTGAATTCCGAAGCTAGCTAAAACTCCCGTAAAAACTGAAGCTATAAATGTCGGATCTATTTTCTGTTGTTCCAATCCTGGAACTGTCACATAGTTCAAAGTCAGTATACCCCCACTCCAGACCAACACGCCAATTCTGACCATCGTTGAGATGATCGCAGCTTGTTCATCAGCATCAGGAAGTATAGCATCTTTTGCTTTCTGAAGCAACCCTTTCTTTTCTTCTACGGGTTCTTCAGTAACTTCTTCTTTAATTTCTTCAGCCATCAAGATAAGAGTAACTAGCTCTTATTTAGCATCTAAGAACCCTTGTTTTATCATTTTCTGCAACTCTGCAGTGCTACCAGTGAATATCGCATTATTAGTAACATTGTTTGTAGTCTTATGTTTAGTCTCATCAATCTCCTTAACTTTTTTCTGGAGATCCATAAGTTTATCTGCAATATCAGCAGTAGACTTTAGTACCTGACCTGCCACTTCAAATGCTCTGGGGGAACCAGACTCATTTGCTACATCCATTATACCATCTAAGGTTTCTTGACCTTTTGATATTAAAGAATATAATTGAGCACGAGAGTATTCATAATCTTTATCTATATCAATACCCATATCTTTCTTTACAGGAACTTCTTTATGAGCATTAAACTTTTGCACATATGAATGTTCCGATTCTGTATTTAATGCTTTATCTATTTCTTTTGACATCTTTCAGATCCTCCTAGACGCTCATCAAAATCTTGAATATTCTCTGATCCACCTATGGCAAATGGATTGTATTTTGCGGTAGCAATTCTATACATTTTCTCATGCATAGTAACTACCTCTTCTGCAGACTTTTCAAACTCAGGTGATGATTCATGCCTTGATGCATATAGATCTGCTATCTCTTCTTCAGGTCTTGGGTTGTAAGCATCATCTGCATCAGAGGATCCATACATATCAAATCTGTCATTAGTTGCTATTGGCATATCATCAAGGGGATTTGGTTTTTCGTTAAACCAAGGGTCATAAGGAATTTCAGGTAGTGGGATCATACATCCTCCTGTCTAGTTGGACTATACTTCTTGGAATCGCTAAACATAGTAGTTGTCTCGCTAAATCCAAAGTCATCTTCAGGTCCAGCAGTAATTGGATCTGGAGTAACAGTATACCTCATTTCACGCTTCGCTGCTTGAGTATCAGTATTTGCATAGTAATCGACTTGAACCTTCTTAATAAGACCATCTGTGCTATCAGCAACAGGACCAAAGAGATAAGTCTTAGCAGTGAAATTAAAAGTATACATTAAAACTCTTCTAGTAGAAAAGTCTCCTTCATACTCATCAGTAAAAGAAATATTATCCAATACAACTGGAATATCTCTTTTCTCTCCAATAGAACTTATTAAATCTATTGTAACATTAAATGCTGGTTGAAAAAATGGAAGTATCTGTTCAACAATTTGTAATGCATCATCATTCAACTTAGTCATTACATTAAGTTCAAATCCTACATTATATGGTATTGGAAGATATACTTTTTTTACTTTAGTGTTTGACGAATCTGTACTATCAACTGCTTTAAAGGTTCTAGTTATACTTGATTTCCTACTAGGATCATAAGACATACTAGACATCTCAAAAGACATTCTAGGTAAAGTTAATGCAACCGCCTTTGTTAACTCTGCTTGTTGTTCAAGTTTTGCAAGGAACTTTTGCTTAGGACCATATATTAATGGAACCTTAGTTTCGCTAAGAGTGCCACCTTGCCTATCATCATGCCTAATATTGATATCATTAAACAATGTACCAAAAGCAATAATAGTCTTTCTTAAAATTTCGTGATAAAAATAGGTTCCTAGCATCAGATTATACCAAAGGGATTAGATTCTGTAAAATCAAGAAGAGCATCTGCTTCAGTTTCAAATTCATCATTCATAAAGAATTCATCACCTGCAGCTTGATCACTTAGATCATCAGAATATGAGAATACTTGATATCTAGCAGATGAGGCAGTTCCAGTAATGTACTCACCAGCTCTAAAATCACCTGTATTTATGGACACTTCAAGCTGTCTAGTAGTTGCATTCCAACTCTTAACATATGCTTCAGCACCAGAATCAGATCCAACAACCCTTTCATTTAAATGATAAGTTCCAAGACCAACGCTTAATGGAGCACTAATAGAAACAGTTGGAGTTGCCTCATATCCAGTACCAGCATCTGTTAGATAGATTCTAAACATAGAAGATCCATCCAAAGTCGCAACAGCAGTTGCCTGTACCTGACCTGCCTTAGCACCGACCATAGCACCAGTACCAACAAAGGTAGTATTAACAGTTCCAGTACCACCTATAGATGTACCAATACCAACACTAGATGAACCAATAGATGTTACAATACCACCACCAGAAAGTGTTACTGCACCAAGATTTTTGAAGTTAATAGTATGACCAATAGCAATATTTGCCATAGTATTAATACCAACAATCTCCATCATTCCAGCAGTTGCAATACCAGTAAATTCATACTGCTTATCAACATACTGAGGATGTTGAATGGTAACTATAGGTGGAGAAACATAATTAGAACCTGGTTGTTGAATTCTAATAGAAGCAATACCACTATTAGTTAATGTGGCAGTTGCAGCAGCACCTACACCTGGAGTACCAAATCCAATAGCAGGTGGTTCAACATATGCAAAACCTGGATTAGTTATAGCAACATAATCTATAGCAGCAAGTTGACCTTTAGTGGTTGTAAATCCAACTACCTGACCTAGAGATGTTGATACACCAGCAGGTGATGCTTCCACAGTAATATTGGGTACTGAAGTATATCCAGAACCATCATCATTCAATGTAATCTTCTGCAATGCACCAGACAGTGCAAAGGTATCAACAGATGCCTTAGCAGTTGATCCAATACCAGCAAGTGTAACTGTAGTAATATATCCTTCTTCACTCATTCTTTCATCTATACCAACAACATTGGTATCGATAATATCGTCTTGAAGTTGATAGAGTTCACATTGAAGCTCATAAGTATAATTCTTACCTAACTGAAAGAAAGGACTTTCGTGTTCTACTTGTTTAATCTCAAATAATCTTTCTCCCAATGGGAACCAAATTAAATCACCTTCTTTTGGTCTAGTACCAAAATCTATATCTCCATCTCTAGGACCAGTTAAGTTAGTAGAATTGAATTGAAATGGGGCAATAAAGTCTTCAAATCTTTCTCTTGATATTGTTAAAGTAATCTCATTTTGTAAGTTAATACCAAACTTAGTCATTACATCACTACCTTTAGCATACCCCTCATAGTTGTTTAGATATGCTTCCATTAAATAATTATCATTAAACTTTGAGGATTGAACTTCCCCTAAGATATCATCAGTAACTATCTGTTTCCTTGGTATATAATATACATCAATCCCATGAATAGACAAGTGCTCATCTACCAGAGACTGTACTAACCTCTGTTCATCAGGAGAACCATGTTGGAAAAAAGGTGATACAGGCATATTAACCGATCATATCAAGGACTGGAATTTCATAAGTACTGAGCATCTTCTCTTCAATTTCTCTTAACTCTAGATCACCATCTTCATAAATCTGACGACCATTTAACTCAATACCACCTGGTAGTTTTACACCACCAAACTTAATTAAATTTTGACCCCACTGCTTTTTAGTTTTTGCAGTGACATATCTTTTTAAGAAAGAATCATTGTATATATCAGTATTTCCTGTAGTTGTGGGATCCATTATTCTGTAACACTCAATTAACACATAATGACCAACAGTAGCAGATGCCCAATCAATATCCATGTATAACTTATTATTTCTCTTGTTATATCTGACTTGCGTTGCAGTAGTCAATAAGAAATTAATATCTTCCAAATAAGTCTTAGTCATAGAATAGTTAAGAAGACCATCATAACCTAAGTTGAAAGCAATATCATTCAAGAATAACTGATACTTCAAGTTAAACATACCATTACTAAGTCCACTACTATCAAACTGATGAACTCTTTTAATGCCTAAAATAGGATCAGGTAAAGTTAAATAGTTTGCATTTTCTTCAAAACTAAAGCTACCATTAGTACTAGTAACTAGTCCTTGAGTAAATCCACCACCTCTTGCTCTACCTTTTTCAATATCATTTGTGGTAAGTTTATATTTAAGGAATACTTCCTCTACACCATCAAAATGTCTCTCATAAAAATACTGAAGAGAGTCATCTAATAAATCATCAAATTGTTCATCAGCAACATTTATCTCTAGAATAGGAGCACCTAATTGTCTAAAGACATAATCTTGCAATGTTTCTCTTGTGGTTGGGACTGCCATTAGAAGAATCCTCCATCAATTGAATTTGTCCATTGCGGAACGC